TTACCATCTGTAGACATGGCTCGAAACCTTTTGGCCTTCCATTGCTTCCTTTTAACTAGGTTGTCTATGGCAGTGCGTTTTGCTCCCAGTTTCTCCATCAGTTGAAGAATGGTATACCAGCCCTCTGGAGCGTCTTCTCCAGCCAGTTCATCTTTTAGCAGTTCGAGAGGTGTCTTTTTCATACAGGCAAACGAAAGTCGTGCGCCTGCGTCTCTTTGGCAAGCCACACAACAGTTTCGGAATCGCACCATTCTCCCCATGCGAAGCCGCGTGACCAACTGGTGGTCGCCCTGCGGTTTGCACAGTAGCCGAGCTGGTTGACGTCCCCCAGCCACCCAACACAGTAACCTGTTGGATGCGCCCTATTGCGCCCTTCAGCCTGCATGACCCTGTGCAGGTGAGCGATGACCACCTTGTTAGCTGTACCCCCGCACACAGCCTCAGCATGGTCTCGTACTGCCGCCTCATTGACCATGTATCCATGACCAAAGAGCGTGTCTCCAAGCTGGCGCCAGCCGTTCTGAAAATTATAGTCGATCACCTCGCACCGCATCCGTCTGGCCTGATCGGTGATCTGACCCATCACACGGCCCGCTAATGCGGCTACAATGGCCTTTGGTGATTCCATCAGCGTGTTGAGCCTAGCCTCGTGGTTGCCAAGGAAGTAGAGCTTTGGTTCGAGCTGGTGCAGGAAGGCTAGACCGTCTTGCAGGTCGCCTTCCGGGTTTGCGCTTTCATCTGCGCTGCCCGCCGCACCCTGGCGGAGACAGGCCAAGTCTATAGCATCACCTAGATGCAGGGTCGTATGCGGCTTCCAGCGGGCCTTAAAGGCCAATACACGCTTGAGAAGCTGTTGGTCAGCGTGATGACCGTGAGAACATCCCACAGCCAAGAATCGCTTCCAACTGCGGGTGATATTTGCCATGTGGCTATTTTCGCAAAGATCGTATTGTCTCGACGATTTTGAGCAGCGTGAAGACTGCTGCCAATAGACAGCCGGCAACTCGAATCCACTGCTCTGCTTCGCTCAACGAGAGCGCCAATGCACCTACGTTTGCCAGATTGACCGTAGCCAAGTCAAAGAGGTGCCGGCTATGCATGAGCAATGAAAGTGGTTCCTGGTCCTGGCACTGTGGGGAGTTTTCCGTTTGCATCGTAGATTCCAGAGTAAGGGTTGATCTTGTCTGGCGGCAAACCCACGCCGTCAGTGCCCGCTGGAGGAAGTACTCTTTTTACGTTTGCGAGGATTTGAAGTCCCGCTGGAGGCACTGCTCCGAGGTACTTTTCTTGGAACGCCGGAATCACTGGGGCTGGTAGAACTGTCATATTTTTTGAATAGTTGTTTTCCGAAAAAGCCTACAAGCACACCAGACACACCAGCGACAACAGCCCAAGTTCCTGGCGCAATCGAAGAGGCCAACGCAAGCAGCATTGAGAGGTTGCCCGGCGTAATGGTCATTACCTACGCTCGTTGCGGATTACGTCAATGACGCCAAAAATGCTAACGATTACCGTAGTCAAAGCGCCACCTACACCACTCGAATAAAGCCCAAATGCTGCACCCATTTTGGCAAGACCCAGCCAAGTCGAAGGCTGACGAACGTAAGTTTGGATAAGTGTCTTCATAGTCAAAAGATCCACGAGCGCAACCATGCCACAAAGACACAGACTAGGGAAGGGAGAATGAAATCCAGCAGCCCCTTGATGGTCCACGCACAAGGCTCTAGGCCACCGAAGTAAGGCATGTTTGCTCGCCGGCCGCCGTAGTTGTGCTCAATGTTGCGGTACTCTGCCTGGGCGTATTCGCGCCCGATGAAGTAGAACGAACCAGCAGCAGCACCAGCCCACCAGTCACCGCTTGCAAGACCAATGACGGCCTGCAGTACTAAAGCGATGACTGGGTGGGCGAGATGTCTCATTATTTCCCAGTTGTACCACCAGTCAGCTTGCTGCTTCCAGTTCCAGTCAGAAGCGTCAATCCAGAAGGCGCCCCATCGCCAAAGATGGTTCCAACCTGAGTGTTGTTGGGAAGTCCATAACCTCCAGCAGCACTTTCCTCTACGACGTAATTAATGGCAGCATAGCTAAATGTTGTGTGGTCCGAAACATATGTGTTTTCAACGTGAGATCCGTTGATGAAAATCTCTGGAGTATTTGGTTGAGAGTTTTGATTCGCTCCGTAGACTGTGTTGCCCTTGATTGTAGTGTATCTGATTTGAGGATTAGCTCCCCCAAACTCACAGACAGCAATTGCAGATGTTCCGCACTGGTAGATGAAATTGCCAGAGATTTCATTCCCATACATCACGCAGTTTGGTCTGTTATCGTTTGAAATGGATATTGCATAATCCATTTTAAGATCACCGCCATACATCGTGTTGCCAACAATCCTGTTTCCAGAAGCAGAACCAGTGATGTGATGGGTTTCTGCCCAAGTGTTGTATGACCAGTTGTTTGAAATCAAATTCTGATTTCCAGCTTCAACCTTAATTGCATACACACATTTTCCTAGTGTTCTGTTGTTAGAAATTATGTCGGAATTTGTTAAATATGTATGAATTGCAGCGGCATTTTGAGGTATCGCATTACATCCAGCAGTTATGAAGTTGTTCTGGATCGTATTAGCGTTTCCGCGCAAATCAAAGATGCCTGAGTCAATCCAGTTTTCTAAGATGTTGTTGTTGATTAAGGAATAAGCGCAATCAACAAGGAAAATTGGGAGATTCCCGGAAGTTGAGCAATTCTCTACTCTGCATTTTAACCCGCCGTTAAGTTGCAGCCCAATTTGATTATGCCAAGCAGTCGAGTCAACCTTGAGGTTGCTTGCAGAAAATCCCGTGCTGCACTGCACATTTACAACAGCAGTTCTGGCTCCCCATCCGTAGACAACTGATCCATACCCATTCCCAGAAATGCTGGAAACTGTGTTTGGAATCTCCAACGACGACACGTTGTAAGTCCCTGTTGGAATGCTGATATTGTTTACAAGGGACGCGACAGTGTTTAGCGGCACCGTATCGTCGTGCCGGGCGTATAAACTGCTTCCAGAAGTGCTTGGAGCGTTCTGAAGCGTTAACGATGTCGTTCCCTCCCCAGACACAATGCGCGTTACTAAACGACCGGCAAGGGCAGTGGTTGGAGGAGTTGCAGGAATCCAAGGGATGGTGATTTCGGGCAGTCCAGCATCAAGGCAGCCATTTGCAATGGAATCGGACTGACCAAGGCCAAACACTCCAATCAACTGATACGCGCCGCCGGATTTGCTTCTCCACAATGCTGCACCTGTTGCTGTCGTATTCCACCGGATCAGATTAAACGCAAGTGCCCGTGCGCTTGAATTAATAGTGCCAAGCTCAGCGTTCCCGTTGATAATCGTGACTGCCGCAGATGCTGCACTAACAGATCCACTTTCATCAACTGCTGCGGCCTTGTAGGAGTATGTCGTAGATCCGGGTAGCCCCTGCCTGTTCAGGCCACTGGCAGAAACTTCTGTGATAGTAGGAGCTGTCAATGTTGATGCAGGTCCAGCGTGCTCGATTGCAATTTGCTCTCCGTTTGAGAAATCAATTGCATTGTTCAACGTCACCACAGGGTTCGACGCTGTTGTTGTAGCAAGCGTGTTTGCAGTGCTCCCAGAAGCTCTAAACCACCTAACAGGCGCGTTGTCGTACTTTGAAATGTCTCCTCCGAAAGCGTATGTGCCTGCACCGTCAAAGATGATTTGAGTAGGATCAGCGACCGGCCTTTCGTTCAGTGTGACGGTGACTCCAGAATCAGCCAACAGTCTTGCTCCTGGCATAAACTGGAGCGTGGAGTTAAGAGTTATGTTTGAGGAAAGCCTATAAACTCCGGCGGGCACTTCAAAATTCCCTGCACTGTCTGCCGCTTGAAATGCTGTGACATTGTTGGTCGTTCCATTCCCAACAGCTCCAAATTGATTTACAGTTACAACTAAAGGAATGTTGCCAAATTGTTGTAGGCTTCCAACATTTAGCTTTGATGCGTTTTCAAAAGATTTGCTGCTCATATATTATTATGCGTTTTTGACTGTCAAAAACAGAAGCTGGTCATTTAGCGCGGCTCCTGTTGTGAGTGTGACTTGAGTTGGAGTGCTTTCTGTGAAGTCTGTCCCAGACAAAAGTGCCATTCCATTTCTAAATACAATAAGCGCACCGGTTCCATTTGGATATGTCATGGTGGTCAAATTGAAAACAGTCTGTCCAGCAGTAGCTGTTAACACCTGGCTCAGGAATGATGCGCTGGTAGGATTCGGAGCGACAGAAGTAACGGCTGCAACAAAAAGAAACTGATCTCCAACTTGCCCTGCTGTATCCAGCACAACTTGTGTGGGACTGGTTTCAGAGTAGTCGCCAGACAGCAAGAGCAGACCGTTCCGATAAATCTGAAGAGAGTTGGAGTTGGGAATGTAGTTGATCGTGGACAGGTTGAACGTGGACTGTCCTGCGGTAGCCGTCTGAAGCTCTACCTTGCTTGTGGTAGGCGTCCCGGCAGCCGTTTCAACCTGAGACGAGAACACTAGCGCCCGGTTCTTGTTTCTAATCGTAATCGAGTAAAAGGCACCCTGAATAAAGAACCTGCTAGGCGTTCCCTGTCTGCTTGGATAGCCACCAACAGTCCTCACCGGGTTGGTCGCAGGAATGGTCAATGCAGCGTCCCAGAACACGTTTACAGGGGCAGTCTCTGGATTCAGGTTAGACTGGCCGATATAGATATAACCACCCTCTAGCGGGGCTCCTGTCGTGTCAGTGAAGAAGGGGAATGGAGATACGATGGAAGAGGACATTACTGGGACTCCTGTTGAGGTGTTATAGATGGTGCTGTAGGAGGAACCGTCAAGGGCCGCCTAGGCATATATTCTCTAAATCTGTTGTATGCCCTAGAAATGTTTAGTCTATTTCTAGCGCGTGTAGACACTTCTCCAGTCTGGGCCATTTCACGGATAAGAGCCTTAAACGCTGGATCAGAAAGCAAGTCTCCCAAACGTTTTACTCCCTCCTTGCTGCCCTTGGAAATAAGATTCTGAATAGCAACACTGGCCCCGGCTCCTACTGGTCCACCAAATAAAGCACCAGTCACAGCAGTGGTTGCCTTCCCTGCCGTTGTTGAAAGTGCCTTTGTAAACAATCCTTCAGCGTTCAACGCATCACTCAAGATCTGATTTGCTTTTCCAGTGTGCTTCACATTCGTTTGCGACTCAGCAATTATTTCTGCGGCAACAGAAAGATCCTGAAGCATTGATGTGGCTTCTGGACCTATCTCTCTTGAGACAATTCTTAAAACTTCAGAGTTTCTACGAATGCCATCCCATGTGTCTGCAAATTTTTGAAAACTAATGTTTCCCCTATTGTTTCCTGTCTTTGACAAGGCCAAATCATTGATTGCGGTTGAAACAACGCTTTTTCTTAACGCCGCGTCTTCTTTTGGGATCAATTTTAGCAGCTTGTTAAGTGCTGCTATATCTCCTCCTTTTGAGCCAGTTTGTATGGCGTTTTTCATCAATGCAGCAATGCTACCAGCCTCATCCTTTCCAAAGATGCTGGTTATCCTTTCTCCCATTGCGCGATTTTTGGCCCACAAAAAGTTAGCCCCTCGAAGTTTTACTCCCTCTTCTGCGCCGGCTACCCTTGAAACATTTTCAATCTGATCTTTTGACAAGGCGCTATACAACTCCTTGAGGTCTGATTCAACCATACTTCCGTATGGAGACTCTTGCTTTTGAAGTGCCTTAAATACGAGATCCTTTTCTCTTTTTAAAGTTCCATAAGAAATATCTCCCTCTGAAATAATTGAAGCAAGCCGTCTTTCCTCTTTGTGCAAAGATGCCTCTTTGCCACCTAGGTTTGCCTTTACTTTATCAAGAAGAGATTTTGTGTTTCCTAGTTCAACTTTTGTTGTTTGTGGAACCTTTTTGTTTACCTCGTTATAAATTTTGGTGGCGTCTTGTGCCAGAGACTGCCTGGTTGACACCATTTTTCTTTTAACGCTTTCAGAGACTAAGGAAATGTCTTTGGAGCCATCAATAGACGCCATGAGTGCGTCTACTCTTTTTGTAGCGGGAATAAGAGTTTGAAGATACTCAGATTCAGCAGCAGATCCAACTTTTGATCTAGTCAATCCAATCCCCGCCCTGACTTGCTGGTTATCAGACAACCAATCTATGAGTGGTTCAATGCCAAGTCTTTCAAACACAGCCCTTTTCTCAGGATTTTCACCAATAAGGGTTGCCAGTTCTTCCTTTGCCTTAGTGGAGCCAATCTCATTACTTGATGCCTTTCTAAGAAGCTCTCCAAGCTCTGCCTCGTCCATTATACCGGCCCTAAGACGTTCAGCTGCATTCAATGGTGCTCCAGTTGCAGCTTCAGCTTCTGCCTGAATAGCAGCTCGTGTTGCACTTGTAACAGGAGTTGGTCGTGCGGCAGCAACTTCAGGCTCCAATACATTTGCGTTTCTAGCAGCAAACGTATCAAAAAGACCACCGGCAGCTTCACGTTGCATGGCTGCTGGCGGCTGCATGACAGGCTCACCAGTTGGGCTGATGTATCGAGGAGCTGGCGGTGCTTCTCGCGAAAGAGCGCCACCCATCTCAGCACGAATGTTTGCCGGGATCTCAGCAGTCATTACCCCAGTTGGTGACGGGAACTGCTGTGGAGGCGCAGTCAATGCCCCGCCCATTTCTGCTCGAATGTTTGCCGGCGCAGCAGGAGTAGGCACCCCTTCTGGAGATACGAACCGCCCTTCAGGATAACCAAGTGCTCCACCAGCTTCTGCCGCCATTGCCTGAGGAGGAACAGCAACTCTTTCGCCGGTCGGAGAAATATACTGACCAAGCCTTGCAACCCTAGCCTGAGCATCAAGTGCTCCACCCATCTCTGCTTGCATTTGAGCAGACACCAATGCTGCCTGTGTGGGCGAAAGCGCGCCACCCATCTCTGCTGCGATATTGGCGGGAACAGCAGATGCAGCCTGTCCAGTCGGGCCAACATATCTGCCAGGTATTGCTGCCTGTTCTTTCTGAAGGAGGCCACCAAGAAGCTCGCCAACAGACTGCTTGATCGCATTCCTAGCAGCAAACGCTTCAAAGGCGCCCTGCGTAGCCGCTGCAATCGGAATGTCAGCAGCGTTGAACTCGCCACCTACTGCTGCCTGTCCAGCTTCGATGCCGGCCTGTGTTAAGCCAGTGCCAATGATCCTGCCAGCCGCTGTTGCTGCCCCTGCCGCTGGAGCAAACATAGCTCCAGCAACGAGTGCTCTAGGAATATCAGTAGCACCAAAGCCGGGAGGAATGGCGTAGATCTTCTTGTCGATGCCAGACTCAAAAAAGAAGTTTCCTTTGTCGTCCTGAAGCACATTTACATCAGGATACTGTGCCTTGACGATCTTTGCTGTCTCCTCTGGAGAAGCAGTCATGGTAGCCGCAGCCACTTTGATGGCTTTGACTGCGCTTGGACCTTGAGTCAGCGAGAACTCAGGCAGATTGTTTCTCCAGTCTGGAAAGAACTGGCTGGCTTCTGTCTTCCTCTGCTCTCCAGTGAAAGACTCTGCAATAGCCCCAGGGATACCAGCAACGGCTGCCAGCGGGCTTTCTTGTCTCTGGCCTACACCGAAGTCAGTGCTAGGACCGCTCTGAATGGTCTGCTGTTGTCCTTGCAGTTGAATCCGCTCTGGATTCGGCTCCATTCTTACAATCTCTGCTCCGAGCACGCGAACAGCATTCTCGTCACCAGCAGCGTTCGCTCTGCGTATTCCTTCGTAAAGCTGTTCAAGAGTTGCCATTATTGTACTCCAAGCTGTTTTAGAATTGCATCAACGTCAGCAAGCCGGCCTTGGAATGTACTGCCTTGAGGCGGCATCTGAGAAGGAGTCATCGTATTTCCAAACCCGGCAGCGGGACGAAGCATTGCGCGGATTCTCTGCTCTTCTGAGGTTGGGCCTTGATCTTCTTTTTCTGGAATAGAAACAGGGGGCAGGAATCCAGTTACATTCTCAGGATTTATTTTTTGACGTTTTGCCGTTTCATTGAAGCCACGAAGAATTCCGTTTTCAAAAGATTTTTTAGCAGCCCTCATGGTTGCATCAGCCTGAGCATCAATCTTTTTTCTCATGGGATCAGTCAATTTGCCCCCATTTAAATTAAATTGCTCAACAAGTTTTGCTGTCTGCTCTCCAATGTTTGAAGCAACTAACTGACCAGATTCGCCCATGCTTACAGTGGAGCGTGGATCGCCAAGTTTAATAAACGCAGTCATCTTCGCAACATCACCAGGCGTGGTTGGTTCTGCGTTTTTAACATTATCGTAGCTTTCAATCTTATCCTGATAACCTCTAACGGCTGGTTGAGCCAAGAAGTTCTCACGTAGTGAGTTCTCTCGTTTAATAGCTTCGTCAGGATCGAGTTCGCCCTTCATGGCGTTTTGCGCTTTCCACTTCGTAAGAGCGCCCTGCCACGTTTTTTCTTCTGCTTCAGCCAGTTCTTTTTTGGTCTTCGCCTGAGTTTCTTGCGCTCCAACAAACGCATTGACTGCCTGTGGATTAACCAATGAAAGCAACTGAACCGCAGAAGTCTTTGCTATGTTTACTCCTTCTTCGTTTGGAACATCGAGTGCAGCAATTTGAACCTTCGCAGCATCAGCAAGTGCCCTTAGTTCTGGGTTATTACCCATGCTCCCCTCGATTGCGCTTACAAAAGTAGAGTAAGTTTTTTTTGCCCCCTTAATGTTGTTTGCATTAAGCTGATTAAGCGCATTTACTAAGGTCGTTTCTGATGCTTTCTGAAATTGCTTTGGGGCATTTTCATAATTTGCCATCAATTGCTTTGCTGCTTCTGGCTTATAGGCCGTTAGCTCATTTGCAATAGGAAGAATCTGAGAGATAGGGGCGTCTGGAGGCAGTGCTGATAGCCGTCCAAACAATTCACTCTGCTTTGCCTGTGCAACAGCCTGCTGCTCCATTTCGCGAACACGATTTTCTTGCGCTTGCTTGAACAAGATTTCGTTTTGCCTGCGAGACTGTTCTGACCCAGCCAATGCACTCTGTTGCGCTGCAATCGAGGCCTGCGCTTTTTGCACCTCATAAGGCTGCATCTCCTTCTGAAACGCAGCCTGCTGTTTTGCAATCTCCTGCTGCTGTGCAAGCCCTTGCAACTGGGCAATGCCCATGATGTTCTGAAGAAAATTATCAGCAGGAGGCTTTGGCAGATCAATTGTGTAATTGTATGGCTGCATGTGTGTGCCTGTTTAAGTTCCAATTCTTTTCAAAGCAGCTAATTGAGCAGCCTGTTTTGCTGCCTCTGCCGGCATGTTTCCAAGATCTTGATACAAGCCAGCGTAAGCCTTTCCTGCGCCCAAAATACCACCTGCCTGAGCTGCTCCCATTTGCGTAAGGAAGTTGCCAATGTTCGCTGCTCTCTGTTGCTCTGCTGTTCCAATGCCGGCGGCAGCTTGTTGTCCCATGCTAAGTAGATTCTGAGCAGCAGTGCCGCCCATACTGGTTAGTCCAGCCAGCTTGCCATACTGCGACTCGATAAGCTGGTTGAGCAGAGCCGGGCGAAACTGAGACAAGGCAGCCTGTACATTTCCACCTCGAAGACCACCTGTTGCTGCTGCGTTCTGAAGGATGCCCTGTTCACCTTGCCGGGCCAACTCTTGAAACTGAGCGCCCTGTTGGATCTGATTTATTGCAGCCTGCTGTTCACCTGCACCACGAAGCCCTAGAAGTCCCTGCGCTCCCTGTAGCGCCTGCTGCCCGGCCTGGATGTAGGGCTGCGTCAAATCAGGTCTACCGGCTTCCATGTATGGCCTTAAAAGCCCATAAATTGCCTGAAGCGATTGTTCCTGCTCCTTTATTGCTTCTGTTGCTGCATTTGCTTGGGCTCTAGCCGCTCCCTTTGCAGCCTTTGCCTTTTCTTTTGAAGAAAAGTAGTTGCCAATTGCCTTAAATGGATCTGCCATAAAACTCCTTTTGGTAATCGCTAAAAGTCTCTCCGTATAGCTTCAGTACATCGCCAGAAAGTTCAGTTGCCCTTTTGACTCCATGACATGCCTGAACTGCGATCATGCAAAGGTCATAGAAAGCCGCTCTCCAAGCAAATGACATTTCGTTAGCCTGTCCTGCACGCTCAACAGCATCACTTCCCTGCCATTTAAGGATACTCAGTGCCACTACTGGAAGCAGTGTTGTAGAGTTTGCTGCAAAGAAGGGATTTAGTGGCATCGCAACAAGTGTGTTCCAGATGCACTTGTTTAACTCCTCCCGAGAGACTTCGTCACCATCTGCGACATCGTCAAAGACCTGGGTCACCTGAAACATCATCAATAGCCACTCAATGGCAGAAGCAGGCAACTGGAAGTGTTCTTCCAGATTCTGCCTCAGTGATGTCAGGCGCTCATCCACTAGGTGATCTCCCTCCCAGAGGCCGTAAACGTCAAAGCAGAAGCAGTCCCAGCCAGTGTCGAGATGAACCCACCAGCCTCAAGCACCTGACCAACCAACTCAGGGCACAGGTAAGTCTCGCCGGGCACAATCGAGCGGGTCTTAACCACCAAGTTGGAGTTGCCGGCAGAACCACCAGACACGATCAGATTGACACTCAACGTCACGTTAGCTGTGTTCGTATTCGTCACAGTCGCCTTGTCGATAATGGTCTTGCAGTTGACAGCGGTGTACTGCGCAGTCTGAGTGTTCTCAAGCTGCTTAGGAGGGACGATGTTTTTGACTGTGACAGCCATAGTTAGGAAATGTTGTCTGTGACCGTAAGAATCACTGAAGGGATGCTAGGATGTGGCGCACTTGCTGGCAGAGCTAATATCTCACAACTGGTATCATCTGTGCTCCAAACTAACTCGAAGTAATCTCCTGCGTTAATTGGAAGAACGAAATTCCAAGCACCAACTGTTTCTGCATTGTTGCCTTGAATTCGTATCTTAGTTGCACTGTCTGGAATGTCAACGCCGTTGACCCTAGCCCAAATATAAATAGCGCCAAGTCCACCAGAAGTTTTGTGAAGCTGCGCAGAGAACTGAAAGTTGTAAAAGCCCTCTGTGTCAATGTAGATACGACTGTTTGGAGTGCCAGTATACACGCCAAACGAAATGTCAGTCGTGTTCAGCGTCATCGGATACGCCGTATTGATCGCAGCAGCAGTCTGAGTGACTGTGCTGTGAAACACTCCGTAGCGTTTCCTGCGCACCTCATTGATGACTGGCGGCAAAATATCAGTTTGCGCAACAATTTGTGTAGTTGGCGGGGAAATATCCGAAACAGTGCTGACTTCGATGCTTCGAGGAGCCAGTGCCAGCAGTTCGACTGCGTTTGCGAGTCTGTCTATAGCGGACAGTGCCTGAACGGCCTTAGAATCGGCATTCTGTGCGTTTATCGAGGCTTCCTCGATTAGTGTCGTGTTTGAGTCCAGGCTGGACGGGATCAGGTCAAACAATTGCTCAAAAGCCCGAATCGCACGCTGCGACGGAAGGAACTGAGCCAGCTCGTTCCGCGTGATCTTGTATGGGCCGTCCATACTAAACAGCCAGAGGTTCGACTCTGGCCTCAAGTCGGGCCACAGTCAGTTGTGCATCACTGGTGCCACGAAACTTCTGCGCTCTCCACTGCCTCATACGGCCCTGCTGCAACCATGACAACCGCTTCCCACGCACACCAGTCATGCCGGCCTTGCAGACTCGTTCCTGTCCCCAGGTTAACCCATCCTCTGTGTACGAGGTCCAGATGCTTGGGTCAGTTCCAAAGATCGAGTTACCAGTCAACGAGACAAGTTCCAGTTCATGGAACAGCAGCCCTCTGCTTTCGTTGTAAAGGATGATGGTCGAGAACTCCCAGCCATTCAGGACACCCCAGTGAGAGGACAGCGAGTCAGACAAGTGACCAAACGCAGTGCTTGCCGGGTCACCCACATTCCAGCGGTTATACACCCAAACGAGGTTCTTCGCACGATACTGGCTGTTCCCAACAAGGCTGGTAGCCAACGTGAACCAGACCGGGGCGCCGGCTCCAGTGGTTGCTGCTGCGTCAAACACGAGCGTCTGGTTGGGCAGGTGAATGTACAGATGGCGGTAACCCTTATCGACACGGGCCTCGACAAGGACGTTGGACAACTCTTCCTCTGTAAATTCAGTAAGCAGTTGGTCAATCTCCCTAGTTGCAATTCGTTCTGCATTACTTCCAGTAATGAGCCACACAGAAGGAGCCTCGTTCCGGCCGCCACCAATGAACGCGATGGACTCCATGAACACGCAGCACGCATGAGTGCCAACTGTGCCACGCTGTACCTGTGCGCCTTCTACACGCTGAAACGGAAATAACTGACCACCCACGTTGTCAAAGACTTCGATGGTGTGCCTGTTGAGCGCATAGACCTCGTTGCGGACCTTTTGCAGGGCAACAATCGGGTCAGGATCGGCTTCAGCGGAGCCGTACTTAAGCGGGTTGACTGCAAACGGGTTATTGAGTTCAGTGACGATCAGGAACTCCCCGTCAGTCGTCATAAAGTAACCGTCCACCCAGACGACATCGACGACAGTGCCGAGATCAGGATCAGTGACCTGTTGCAGCCCGGTGCTGGGCCGATACAGGAACAGATTGCCTCCAGAGGCGACAGCCAAGTAGTCAAACGAGTAGTCAAACGTAACCTGACCAGTGCCTCCTACGTCCCCTATGACAGTCACTACGTTCGTACTAGAGATTGACACCAGCTTAGTGCCCATCACGCGGTAGAGCAGCCCTTGCCACTCAATAGCGCCACGGTCAATGCCTGGGCCTGTGCCAAGGCTGACAATGCCGTCTGCTGGGCGAAGGTATGCATCAGAGATGCCTGACTTCAGGATAACAGGCACCATGTTGCGCGGATACTCCACGCGGAAGTCCCCAGCGGTGTCAGTGTAGATGCCGTTGAGGATTGGAACTTGCATTACTTCTTCTTTGCGGTCTTGGCAGAAGCCTTGAATGCGGCAGCAGTGGGCGCACCTTTAGATCCCGGCTTGCGCATACGCTCCTTGGAACCGGCCTCGATGCGCTCGCGCTTCTGATGAATGTTCTTGTAGAGTCCGTCTTTCATTTACAGTTCCAGCGTTTGAGGCTTGCAGCCTTGCGTGTTGGCCGGCCTTTCTCATCCTTCATAGGACCAGGCATTCCAGACATTCTCGCACAGAAAGACTTCTTGCGAGCAGCGTCCTTTGGCGTCTTGGGATTCGGAGCGGGAGCCTTCAAGTTCGAGCCAGTCTCTTTGTTGTACTTAGCCCTGCCCTTAGCAGTCAGCCCAGCGCCTTTCGACACTGGCAGCTTCTCGCCCTTGGACACTGAAAGGTTTACCTGCTTCTTTTTCATTGAGGATGAACTTGTTGTTCGAGAGCTGAAATGCGTTGAGCCAGAGCGTCTAGCTGGGCAGAAAGCCCGGTTACTTGGCCTACTCCGTGACTGTGCGATGCAGCGGCAAAGTCTGCTGCGTTGGAAGTCAGAATGTCTCCACAGCCCACGAGATCCAGAGGAGTGTGCTCGTGGTCGATCATTGCTGCACCAATCGAGGTGGGCGTGATAGCGTCAGGCTGACCAGCGGCGTGACTGCCTGCGTGAGGGGCTGCAATAGCTAGGATCTTGCGGACAAGACCAGTCTTGAGTTTGGTCCACAAGGAACCAGTGGAAGCGTCAATAGCTAGTTCCCTAACCGCTACGTCTGACGGACTTGGGGCAGAGCCGTCGTTTACTTTGTTATTCAACAGAATCGTTGGCATTTCTTTCATGTAGCACTAACTCAAAACAAATCAAGCCGCCGGATTGGACAACGGCTTGATGTGAGTGAGTTTTACTGAGGGTTGGCAGCGTCGTAGGCAGCCTGTGCGTCGGCCATAGACGGGTACTCTGTTGAGTTGTATGCAAACCTACCAGGACGAGCTTCCACAGCGTATTGGTTGACACCAGTGTTGGAAGCCAACCATGCCTGAAATCCAGCCTCGTATTGCGCATTCCTCGCATCAGCTTCCGAAGCATACTCAGTCGAGTTGTATGCCCACTGGCCGTAGTGAGTAGCTTCTGGATCAACAGAATTACCATCAGCAGTCACAAACTGGTTTACGCCAGTATTAGCTGCAAGCCACGCTGCATAATTGTATTGGCTATCAAGCGCGTCTCCCTTGTTGTTAAATGGCCCATTTTGATTCTGGAACCATTTTCCATTATTGGAACCTGCACCACTGTACTGATTAACACCAGCGTTTGCGGCCAACCATGTCTGATAAGCATCCTCGTCTGCCGCTGCCTGAGCAGCAACTTCCGAAGCGTACTCAGTCGAGTTGTATGCCCACTGGCTGTTCTTGTATCCAACGCCAGTGTACTGACCCACTCCAGCGTTTGCAGCTAGCCATGTTGTAAATGGCCCAAACAAAGTAACAGAACCACTCACAGTTCCATTATTGACTGCTGTTCCCTCTGCAAACGTAGCGTTGCCAGTGATAGTTGCACCTGCCTTGTTCTCAGCAGTGCCTTCAAACGTAGCATTGCCAGTCACTGTCCCACTGTTCGCAGAACCATCCTGAAACGTCACGTTCCCAGTGACAGTGCCAAAGTTTTCTGAGCCGTCGCCAAAAGTGGCGTCACATGCGATTGAGATGTTTTGAACCATAATAGAAAGAAAAAAGAGCAGGGATGGCCGGTGTTTAGCCAGCCACCCCCGCAGTTGTGTTAGCGATTAAACGCCACGCCATTGAGCGTGATGATACCTGTTGTGCCGCTAACGCCACAGGTCAAGTTAGCCGAAGGATCGGCCGCCGAGGTCAACGTCAGGTCATTCGACCCAATGTCAATGCTCTGCGGCTGCGTCCAAGTATCCAGGTCGGCAGACCCGGAACTGAGCAGTGTTACGTCAGTGGTTCCGTCTGGAAGCTGCGTTGCCGCCTGAGTCCGGGCGCTGTCGCCAGACCAGTTAGCAAGCGTGCTCCAATCGTTCCCAGAGCTGGCGTAGAAGTAGGCCCCGATCACGGGAGTGGTGTTGCCTCCACCACCCCCGCCATTAAAACCCGAGAAGGTGCCTCCGTCCAAAGTGCTGTTCTCAGTGAGAATCACACCCGAATCGGTAGGAACGGAACCGGCGCCGATCAGGCCGCCAGTGATGTTCACGTTGTTTGCATCCTGTGCAGACATCGTGCCCAGGCCAGCGATCGCATCTTCTGCGTCGGTGAGGCGGGAATCGAGGTTCTGACCTTCGAGGGTCGTAACCCGGCCACTTACTCCGTCGATGCTGGACTGAAGCGTGCTAGAAGCTGAACTAACAGCGTTCGAGACCTTCGTGTCCACTTCAGCGGACGAATCAACGCTCAGGTTCGAGCGGGAAGCAGCAGCGTCAGCGAGGTCGCTGAGGTTTGCAGACTTCTTGGCAGACGCATCAGCGCCAGACTGCGCGGTTGCGGCAGCCGAAACGGCGCTATCCGCAGTGGACTGAGCGGCTTCAGCAGCGGACTGTGCCGTTGCAGCAGCAGACACTGCGCTATCAGCGGTGCCCTGGGCAGCGTCGGCTGCGCTCTGAGCAGCTACAACGTCGCTCTGAAGAGTGTCAATTTCGCCTTCAGCAGTCGAAAGACGGCTGTCAAGGTTCTGCCCTTCCAGCGTGTCAACACGGGAAGAAACAGCAGCGATGCTGGAAGCCAGCGCGGTTGCGACGTCAGAGCCAGCGGCCAGAGCGTCAGCAATTTCCTTCAGGGTGTCGAGCGTCGAAGGACTCCCATTGATCAACGCTGCAATGGCGGCGTCGGTGTAGGCATCAGAGGCGCTTTTGGAGGTGCTGATCTTACCGTCAACTTCCGAGGAGCTGTCAACACTGAGGTTGGTCCGAGCAGACGAAGCACTGGCGAGGTCACTCAGGTTCGACGCGATCTTCAAAGAAGCGTCTGCACCAGACTGAGCAGCAGCGGCTGCCGTCGTCAGCGTGTCAAGGGCGCTCTGGAGGCCGGTGACATCAGAGATGACATGGGTGTGTACTGCACGGGCAAAGGCGGACGCGCTCTCAAAGCTGATGATCGTGCCATCAGTCTTTTTGATGAAGAGCTTCCCATCAGCCGTGTTAAGGGCAATTTGGCGCAGAGGCAACTCTGCGGACGTTGGGACAACGCCAGAAGTGGCGCTATACTTTAGAAGGAACTGGTTAGCCATATTGGTTTTTGTTTACTGCGTTTGTCCGGGGGAAAGTTAGAATGTAGTCAAAAGCACTCGCTTCCATACGTTTGTAGCAGTGCAAACGTAAAGCCAACTGCCTGCGTTATCGACTGCAATTTGACCAACTTGACCTGTAGATGTTGCAGTGGCAGGAATGGCAACATGGTTTGTGTTAGTTGTGCGCACACCTGCTGCATTGGTCAAATACATCTGGTCGTTAAACCACTCAACAGCATTTGCTTGAGGTGCGGTCATTAATGCTGCCCCAGTCTGAAAAAAGAACGGAACTGAATTAACGCCAGCACCATTTGACCTAAAGGTTTGGTACCCAGTAAACAAGTTTGTGCCAAGACTCGCAGGCGACGCTCTTAAATTAACGCGAACCATCGTAATGTTGGTTGTCCCAACAGTGATTTCAGTGTTTCCTGTTCCAGTCGGTCCTACAAATGTTTGAACAAATCCGTTTTGAGCTGAACCAAAACGGGTCATGTACATCGAATTTTTGACGACGCCTGTGTACCAAGATGGTCGCGTAAAAACAGCAGCAACACTAGCAGTGCCAACGGTTGTGACTTCCCAAAACCCATTTTGCGTTGTTGTGGTTTGAAGTGCAAACGCAATAATGTCACCCAGCACTGGAGTGTATCCATCTGTCGCAAACACTCCTACTGCTCCAACAGTAAACACATTACCAACCATGTTACCGGTGATGTTGGCCGTTGTCTGCGCCTCGACCATACGCATTCCAACACCCAGACTTGAAATGGCAGCTTGAGCCGTTGTTGCGTTAGTGCCTCCATTGGCTACAGCCACAGTGCCGGTGACGTTTGCTGCCGTGCCAGTCGTGTTCTGGTTCAGAGTAGGTACATCCCCAGCCTGAATGGCTGACATGACAACATCAGATCCATTCCCTCTCAAGTATTGACCTGAAGTTGCCGCGCCAGCGAGGTTATCCATTGCCGCCTGCCTGCTTGCAGACTGAAGGAAAGAATCAATATCAGAAGAAACCGTGAGATTTGGCATGGCTAGGGTCGGATGTAGATTGAGGTGCCGTCAGGGCGCCGGAACTGAGATGTCCCATCGGGACGCAGGTAAGTGAATGTAACAACTGGAGGCACTCCACCAGCCGTTGCAGGAGTCTTGGACCGGCGCCGTGACAGGAAACGGATCATTACAGGCCAATTCCTTGGATGATATGCAGTGAGCCAGGGCCACCGGGCGAGATGAACGAGACAGTGTCATCGTCCTGATCCTTTCCAATCGACACCTGAGAACCAACCAGCACGGGATAGCCAGCAGTCGTTGCAGGCGTCCCAGAGGTCGCAGTCCCAACGCGGACGTAGACAACGGTTGATCCGAGGTTGGTGAACACAACGGACTCAGAAGTGAATCCAAGAGTCACAGAGGCAGAGGTCACATCTGGCGTAACCGTGACGCCAAGGTTGTAAGCAGGTTGAAAAGCAAGGCCCATAAATTTAGTAGTTATCCAACACGATACCAATTACTCAGAATTGGTTCAAACTTCATCAGGAAGAAGCCGTTTGCAGCCAGTGACGTAGGTGCGCCAATCACATTTGCGCCATTACCAAGAACAGTGAGTGTTCCAACGGACTGCG